TTATTCGATTTAGCAAGTCCTCAGTTTCAAAATTAGCTTGCTCTCCGTTGTAAATTATCTTAGCCAATTCTATGGCTGAAAAGTTGTTAAATCGCAAGGTTCTTTCCTGACCTCCGATGTTTAGTTTCATGATTCCTGTCATGCCGTAAATTTAGTAATTAAAACCAAAAAAAAAACCCCTCATAACGAGGGGCTTTAACTAAACACAAACACGGAAAACAGGAAATTCTTAGATAGTATCAGCAATAGGTCCAGAACCAGTGATGGTTACAGAGAATGTCTGATATTCAGGAGCTGTAGCAGTCTCGTCAAATTGGGAGATAAAACCTTCACCATATCTTAGGTAGCTGTTATCAGCAGTAGCAAACTTAAACTTCTTAACATCACGAGCAACAACATAACCGAATATGTCAGATGCAGAAACTTCGTTTACTCCTGGGTCTGTATTCACATCTCCTTCAAAAGACATAGTCCAAGAAGCAGTAGATGGGAGGTTCTCTACGAAATCACCAGTGCAATCGTTGTTGATTTCAGTAGCTCCAACAGAGATTGAAAGAGACTTAGAAGAAGTGCATACCGCCAATTTCCAAGCAGGAGTTGAGGTAGCAGATGTGTCAACATAGACACCAATATCTTTACTAAATAATTCGTTAGCCATAGTCGTTATCAATTATTATTTCAAAGGTAATAGAAAATATCAATTAATCAAAAGGTACTACAATGTGGAAGTAAGTTCGGATATTTCGATAAATCCAATACTCACCTGTCCGTAACTGAACACTATTTGAAGAGTTCAATCTAGTCTCACCAACTCTCCATCCATAGGCAGTGATGTTTATGTCATCCATGTCCATTGGATTGATAATATCGTCAATATCTTCGGCAATGTCAAGAGCCTGATCCATGCCTGTAGGTCTAGTAAAGCCTGTTACAATATCAACAGTAACTTCAGCATTAAACTTCTTGCAGTCAGCGTTCTGAATCTCGTTTGTCGTGATATTTGATATAATCACATAAGGGTAAGCAGCATTCTCAGGAATAGAAAAAGCATCGTACACAGGCACACCAATCTCGGGGTACAAAGCCTGATAGTAACCTGATTTTAACGCTTTAGATAAATCCATAGTCAAAGATAAGTTTTTTTTAGCGATTGATATTAAATCCAAATCTTGAACCTGTCTGTCGGAAGGCAAGTCTGCATCGGCAATTAATTGTGTTATTAGGTGTAGCTCCTTGGGTTGAATCTCCAGGATAGGCAAGAAGTTGACCTTGCACAATAAAGTTGTCCTTCAACGGAATAAAGAACTTAGGGTCAGTCATAATGTGAGAATCTCTAGTTCTATCATCACGCATAGCTTTCCATGCTTTCTCCCAATTCAATCCTGATGATTCTAAAGCAAATATCTGTGACTTGCTCATCGCATTGGTAGTCTCGGTTCTTGCTATCGTGTTAGCACGCAGTTCTAGGTCCACAGAGCGTATTAGCTGCGTTATCTCTTGGTCACTTAACCCTAGACCTCTCTGCTTAGATATAAGCTCTGTAACACGCTTAATACCCGTGCTAAGGACTTCGTTAATTCTAAAGATAATGTATGTCTGCAAGAAGCCATCCATAAGCCTTCTCCAAAACGAAGTCATCTCACTTGTCTCTTGAGGTTTAAGAGTACTTGCAACCTCATCAAATATGTCCTTTGTAGTTATTTCTTGGCTAGTTATCGGAGCAACAATAGAGTTCCAAGTTAATGTACCCTCATCCTCCATAATAAGCTGATACATGGCCTGATAAACCATCCTTAACCCATTGTCATCAACTTTGCCAATATCTTGTCCTGTGGCAAATAAATTAGCCATTTCATTGTACTGATCTGATAACGCTCTTCTTATCAAACGAGCAAACCTCTTCTCAAAATAAGAATGTCGAGATAAGAATATGGAATCTGGGTAATTCATTTAGCACGCTCGTAGATTTCAACTGCTCCCCAAATTACTAAAAAAGCAATAGAAATCGACAATAAGTATGCAAATGGCTTATTAAGCCAAATAGCAAATTCTACAATCCCTGAACAGATTGCTAAACACAGAAAAGCTAGAAAGCCAATCTGTGCTAAATCCTTAAGTTTTATCATGTTTGTTGTAATAGTTTCTTGATGTTTGCTAGAGTCTTATCAAACTCTATCCTAGCGTTCTTGTATAAAAATGACCTAGCAGGTAAAGGAGAAAATGGAGGTTGAGTTCCCCTAAATTGACTTGCATATTCTACTAATCCATACTGCTGTAAAAAAGATTGGTCTACACCAACTCCCGTACCAAACTCTATGTAAGGTGCGTAATCTACATTATTAATACCTCCTGCCTTAACTATCCAAGTAAGACCATTCTGAGATACTACAGAACGAATACTACGCTGCAAAGCTCCTGTATCAAATGCAACATCTCTCTTAGCATCAGCCTCAGTTCTTTCTGCCCATCCACGAACTTCTTTGTAGACTCCTGCTTGAACTTCCTTCGAGTACTTATCTAAGTCTTGTAATAGAATGTTGACCCCACTTACCTTAACTTGGACTGCCATTTCTGTTAGTTGTTTCCATTGCAGAGAATGCTCGTATAGTAATATACCTTCTCAATGGGTCAACTTTAGGAGCCATAGAAGTAAAGTAAAAACCTCTCCACTCAATCTGATCTCCATTGATAATGGCAACAGAAGGATTGTATCTTATTACAACCTCAATCAACGTACTCAAGTCCTGCTTCTGTATAACAGTATCAGCACTAGCACTAATCTCTCGCACACTAGCTCCTTTAGGCTCGTAGTAAGTAGAAACCGTGTTAATCAACTGACCTGTTACAGGGTCTTGAGTCTGCACAGAACGCTTAAATGCAATTTTCTCTCGCATCATGGGAATACAATTCTTCTGTATGGATTTACAAGCAATTTAACCTCATTCAACAAATCAGGCTTAGAATACTCTTCTCTGTACTCATAATAGTGATACGCCTGACGATAGATTGCTTGCTTTATTGCTTCGTTTACCAAACTAGCATTGGTTACATAGCTAATGTCAATGTCTTTTCCACCTTCTTTAAGCAAATCACCAAATAAGGTGTAACCTGCTGTGCTGATAGAAGTGATTGGACCATAAGGCAACTTGTAGTTCTTAGGCAGGTGCAGAGCAATTAACCTAATGGTTCTGATACCAAGAGACTTCTGCATATACTGCTCAATGTTCTGTCTTGCAGATTTTAGAAACAAAGCAATCAAGTTGTCATCTGTATCGAAGTCAATCCTTGCGTAATCCTTAAAGTCCTCAATGTTGTAAGGTTCAACGTAACTAGCCTCACTAGTGAAAGTTACTTGTAGTCCTGTTGCACCTTGATAGTCATATACTGGCAATATATCGCCAAGCATATCTTCGTTATATTCGTAGCCTGCCATGTTGTAAAGATAATAAAAAAGCCTTGGAAAAATCCAAGGCTCTTAATTCAAACTAGTGATTCCTAATTAGGAAGCCAAAGTTACCTTAATGAAGGCGTTGTCATAGAACACAGGAAGAGCAACTCTCTCTTCAACACGAACTAGGATTACGTTCTTCTCAGCATCGTCAGAGTTCTGATCGAAGAATCTGATACGAGGTGCCTGACGAGTCAACAACTGAGCTTGGTTCCAATCACCAACGATACCAGTTCCTTGAGAAAGGTAAGAGTTAGAGAATACAGGGATACCTACTACGTTCAACTGTCCAGTCAAAGGATTAACAGTTACAACACCAGGGAAGTCATACTCACCAGAACCAGCAGCTTTACCCAACAAGATGTTTACATAATCTTGGTTGCTCAACACGATTCCAGTTGGAGTGTGAAGGTTGTTCTTCAACTGACGCAAAGCAGCATCAATCAAGATTTCGATGCTGATAGTCTTAGAACCATTGTAGTTCTCAGAGTTAGCAGCGTCAAGAAGCAAACCTTGGATAAAGGTATCTTCCTTCTTCAACAATTCAGCACGACCTTTGTTCTGCAAGAATGAAGTCATCCAAGCCAAATCCTCAATCATAGAGATTGGAACTCCCTTGATAAGACCTGCAATCCACTCAGCATCTGCCTGATAAGTAGTGAACTTAGGCTCGATTTCAGGCTTAGAACCGTCTCCGTAAGCCCAAGTGTTAGCACCACCTACAGTAGCGTTTTCCTTAGGATACTTAACAAATTCACCTG